GAGGGTGTGGGTCCGGCGCCAGGGGCCATAGGGGTGGGCTGATAGTCATAGGCTATCGGGGCGATAGCTTGATAGGGGGCCAGGCTATTGGGGCCCAGGGGCCAATAGGGAGCAGGGGCCAATAGGGAGCAGGGGAGCAGGGATAGCCGCAGGCTATTTAGTTTCTTAGTTCCATAGTTCCAATAAAAATATCGAGGACTATCTATTCGATCCACGTACGCGTACGCGTATATCCGCATAAAGTCTATTAAATTAAAACTATTGGAACTATTGGAACTATCGCCACTGGCTATCCACTAGCTCCAGACCTAGCTCCAGACCTCCTCTACTCGACCCTTGGCGCTAGCAGGGTAGGGATAAACCCTAATATAGCAACAACGTATAAGGGCCCCAGCTACTAATTCTATAGCCCCACGCTAGAACAACAGCAGTGCCAAATCTGGCCCCTATCCAAGTCTAGCCCCAGACTGGCTTGCGATCGGTCCACTATCAAAGGACACCGATTCTAGCCAATTCTCCAGGCCTCCCTGGCCCCCTACCAAAAACCTGGGGTAAGCCTTGGCTCCCCTGCCGCCCCTAGCTCTGCGTCCATCAGGCCCCAGCCCCTGGCGATCTATGGGAACCTCCCCAAACCTCCTATAGTAAGGGCGCCAGCCCCCTTACACCAGTTACTATTGCTTACTATTTGACCCCCCAAAATCCAGCGCGGCACCAATATTTGGTATAGAATTCGTATCAGGAGCGAGGGGGAGGCCAGAAGGCCTAAAAAACCCCCCCGCTCCCCAGGTGGTGATCGGACCCCTGGGCGGCCCCAAAAGGCCATGTCTTTAACAATTTAACTCTACCCACACTCGGTGCTCTACACGCCGCCACTAGCCCAGCTAGCCCTGACTATCCATAGCCCCTCGATTTTGGGGGGTTATGTGAAGTCGGTTAGACTTCGCTTCCCTTATCAACTTTCCTAGGAACTACCAAATGACCTTCTCCGCACAAAACCCCCAAGTCCTCTCCCAAGCCGACCTGGAGGCCTATCGCGCCACCCTGACCGTCGCCAAGGATGGCCGTTCTTTCCGTGTCCTCGACCAAGAAGGCAACATTCTCGCCACCAAGTCGAAAAAAGCAGCCGCCGACCAATGGCTCGCCAACGCGATGCCCCACCCGTTCGTCATCGAGTCCAACGACTCTCAACCCCTGGAGACCCCCATGACCCCCACCGAGACCACCGACCTGCCCGTCATCCATGGCGAGGCCGACCTGACCGAGCCAAGCGACACGCTCGTCCAGGCCCCCACCGAGCCCATCGAGGGCACCGAAGTCACCAAGGCGGATGTCGAGCTGACCGCCGAGGAGCAAGCCGAATTCGACAAGAAACTGGCCAAGTCGGAGAAACTGCGCGCCGCCATGGCGGCCGTGTTGGAGAAGGTCAAGGCCGGTGACTACAAGCCGGAGGAGACCCACCCGAGCTTCAAGACCAAGCGTTCGCTCCTCGTCACGCTCGAAGGCCAGGACGAGCCCAGCCAGCTGCCGGCCGTCCTCCACCACCGCGCCATTTCGAGCTTCTCGGACAAGTCGATGGTGGAGGGCGTGACCCTCAACGGCAAGCCGGTCAACGCGGCCCGCACCCGGGGCACCTGGGGCGGCAAGAAGACAGCTTTCCTGTGGATCGAGTCGGACGCCATCGACTTCCCCCCGTCCATGGTCGGCTCCACGGCCAAGCCGGTGGTGACCTTCCACATGCTCCTCGACAACTATGACGACTTCGACAACCTGGAAGGCGCCAGTGTCGAGCTGGATCCGGCGATGGAGGAGGCACCTGCCCCTAAGGCCAAGGCCAAGGCAGACAAGCCGACCCCCACGGACTCCGATGAAGGCCACGTAGCACCCGCCGAGCGCGAGCACGCCCAAGCGTAAGCTCTCCCCCTAGTCCCCACCCCCTACGGGGGGAGGGGGCTACAAGGAGGCCTTCCCCGGCAGCCAACCCTAACCCAACCCTAAGGACAATCGTGGCTAAGACCCAATACACCCCCCATCCCACGGCCATCGCGGTGGCTAAGCGTGTCTCTCAACGCGAAGCGCGCCCCAGCGACCAGGCCCTCGAATTGGTCGACAACCGCGTGGCGGCCCTCGAAAAGCTCAAGACGGTCATCGTCACCAACGAGTACAACGCGATCGCCAACGCCATCTTCGCGGTGGACCGTAGCACGGCCCAATACCCCTCCCTGGACGCCGAGTACAGCCGTGTCGCCTTCCACGTCTACATGTCCGGCCTTAAACGGTGGGAGGACCCCAAGATGATCGACTTCATCAACTCCCTGACGGCCATCCGGCCTGACGCGATGGACCTGTCCGAGAACAAGGACTACTTCTCACGCGACTACAAGTTCACTTGGAAATTCCGTGGGGGCCTCTCCATCGAGGTCAATCTCAACGCCTACGAAGACAAGGAGACATCCGAGTGCCGCCGAGTCCAGATTGGGACCAAGACGGTCGAGCAGCCGGTGTATCGCTACGATTGCGTGGTCCCTGCCGGGGAGGTCAGCGACAAGCTCCCTGCCCCCGTCCTGGCCTTGAACCTCTAGGTTCCAAAGCTCCCCCCAGACTAGCCCCCCGAGACAAAACGGGGGGCTATAATCGACTCTCCCCTAACCAAAACCTAAGTCTTACCATGTCTATCTCCCACCTGGCCTCCTACGTTCGCCCCGCACCCGCGGCACCCGTCACCGATCCTAACCGCGTGGTCCTCTCCCTAGAGCAGGCCACCTGGCTCCGCTCCAAGGCCAAGCCGGGGGGCAGCGACTTCCTGCGCTCCCTGGACCAACAATGGGTCTCCAAGGGCTACCTGTCCCCCAAGCAAGTGGCGTGTATCACGCGCGGGATGGACGAGGACGAGGTCAAAGCCCACGCGCCTGCTCCCCTGGTCGTCCCCACGGCCCGCATCGAGGAGATTTTTGGCTACGCCAAGTCAAGGGGGATCAAGCAGCCCCAGATGAGGCTTGGTAGCTACCACCTCAAGACGGCCAGCGCCTTCTCGGCCAACGCAGGGGCCATCTACGTGACGCTCCAGGACACCTACCTGGGGAAGATCAAGGACGGTCGGTGGATCCCCACGGTGCCCGGCTTCATCCACTCCCAACCCCTGGCCGAGCTTCTCAAGGACCCCACCCTGGCGGCTATCGCCTACGGGGAGCGTACAGGCAACTGCGCGATCTGCGGCCGTCTCCTCACCGCAGCCGAGTCCATCGAGCGTACCATCGGCCCGATCTGCGCCGCCAACTACGGTCTCCTGTGATGGACGGCTTCATCCTCCTCTGCGTCCTGCTAATCCTGGGCGTGGGCTACCTGCTAGGTGGGTTTCGTGGGGCCGTGACGGCCTTCGTCTTGGCCATGGGAAGCGTCATCCTCGGCCTAGTCTACCTGGCCAATGGGCCCTACTAACTTGCTCGAAACCCTCACCGCAATCTCCCTGGCTAGCCTGGTCTTCATGATCGGGCTAGCCATTTTCCTCCACCTACCAAAGGCAATATGCGATCAGCAATAAGCACCCCCGAATCTCACCCCCTCTATCGGAGTGAGGCCAAGGTCAAAGAGACCACCGAATGGCTCCTATCGGAGAACCACGAGGTTTTCCAACTTTGGATGTTGGATCCTGACGAGGGGGCCCACTCCCTCAAGGTCCTGGAGGCTCTCCAACTTCCTCACTCGCACCCGGCCCAAATCCTGTCGCTCGGCTGTGGCGTGGGCGGTATGGAGGCCCATTGGAAGAAAGCCCGACCAGACTTCCAATTCGACCTTCTCAACCAATCGAAGGCCCAGCTGGACTTGTGCGTCTGCGAGGGGTTTCTGATACACTCTAAGGCCGAGGACTATGAGCCCATGTCGGCCCCGGACGTTACGCTCATATCCTACGCGCTCGGCCATATGGACATACCCAAAGTGCTAGACAGGGCCTTGGAATACACCTCTGGCCCGGTCGTGGTATTGGACGTGTTCGACACCAACGGTCAATTCTGCGAAATAATGGACTACAACGCTCCTAGCACCGCTCAACTGGCCGGTCGAGGATTCCATAGGGTCAAGACCCCCCCTTGGTCGGTACACCCTTTCATCAAATTGGAGCACGGCATAGCCGAGATAGTTCAACGCAACTCAACCCCTTACCTGTGGATCTCAGAATGAAAATCACCTTCCTCAATCAACGCGAAGCCGCCAAGGCTCATCTGGCCCTCCTCCAAGACGAGATCACCATCGACCTGGGGGCCCCCTATTGCGTAATCCGGGGCCACGCCCGCGATGGGAAAGTCAGCCTCTTGATCCTTCCTCAGGCTCCGGTCCCTATCGCTCCCGCCAGGCCCCCCGCCCCCTAAACGTCGCCAGTAACAAGACAGAAAAGCCCCCCGGATCGCTCCGGGGGGCTTTTCCATAGGGTACCCCACAAAATCGTTTAAGCGCCTAGAATTTGGCCGGTATGACCTTATCCTTAGCCAATCGGTTAGCCTCGGCAGCCACCGCAGGCTTGTTAGACTTTATAGCGTTAAATGCCTTCTCGTCTATGATGTATACAGAACGTTGCTTGGGGGAGCCATAACGCTCGCTGCCTGTGCTAATCCAATCCCCATGGGCTAGCATGGTAGAGAATGACTTGTTAGACCGTTCGCGTATGCTACCGTGGCCCTCCTCCTCGAACAGGTCATATAGGGTCTCGGCCCACGCACATACGTAGCCCTCGTCCCTCAGGCGGTGTAGTATGACGCGGGCGGTGCCTTCTGGGCCACTGGAGCTAGACAAGATGGCCTCTTGCCTAGCGCGGTCAAGGGGATCGGGCTTCCACGTAGAGTAGTTGATCTCATCGCCCTCCCACAACCATTGGGCGAAGTCGGCCATAATCTCAGGATCGTCCACCATAGGGTGTAGCTTCTCCCATTGCTCCGGCGTAACCTCTACCCTGTTGTTTAGCTCCACGTATATGAGCCGCCTATCCTCCAGGCCATCCGTGGGGATCGTATCCAAGAAGTTGGTAGTGAATATCGCCCCCGCGTTGTTCTCAATTCGATAGGCGTCCTGGCCCTTCTTCTCTATCACAACGTACTCGTCCCCAGCCAATCCCTTGATCGCGTTGAGAGCCGCCTGTCGCTGGAGGGAGCCCACTACATTAAGCTCGTTGAAGATCAATAGCCTCTTGGCCCCCAGAAGTGAGTTAAAGTTGCTACTCAGCTCCTTGTCCCGGGATACAGATGTATTGGCGGCCCCGATTAGCCGGTCAGCTATCTTAGTGGACCAACCCTTACCGTGGCCCCGCTTACCGTACAAGACCAAGAACGTACACGGCTTGTTAGGATTGAACTTGAGGAACCTGAAGTAAGTGCGGAACCTGTAGGCTCCATCGTCCCCTAGCATATTGTGTATTTGGGCGATCATAGGATCAGCCAGCCCGTTACGCTCCCCATTGGGTTCGGCCCCGCTCTTAACGTAGAGATTGTAATACTCCCCGTCAGACTTCTCTACAAACTCCTCGCCCAAGTATTGGTAGCACGGGGCACGAACCTCACGACGAGCCTCGGCATCCTCTTGCCAGAGCTTAAAGGCAAAGGTGGTTACAGACGCCTTGCCTCGTAGCTCCTTGCGATTGATCGTCGCGTATCGCTCCTTGGCGTGGGTAGTATCCATCACATCCTTGAACTCCCGGTCGATCACGGCACTAGTGGACGTACAGTACACTATCTTGTCCTTGATCGCATCGATCAAGGGATCGTCTAAGCTCCCCACAAATGGGGTAGCCGCGTTGATAACGTCTACAAGCAAGTTCGGGTCGGCCTTGACGCGCAGGAAGTCGTCGGGGCCCCAATCGGGGTCATCGTACTCTAGCTTGGACGGCCGGGGGAGCTCAGCAAGGTACACCTCCTTGCATCCTAGCACATTGCGCAGCTTAAAGGCCAGGGAGTGCCGGGCCTTGTTTACGTCGGGCTTGTGGGTATTTGAGTCGAACAGGATGACGTTCTTGAACCGACTAAAGTCCACGCCTGTATCGACGTAGGTCAGCTCCACTCCCATCTTGGACGAGGCCCAGCCCCATACTCCGTTGAGGCCGACGCAGGGATTATCGGGGAGCCACTTATGTACTACTTTCGCCTTAATCAGCGACTCTACGTGGAGGACTACGGTGCCGTCAGGGAGGGAGCCCCAATCACGCCCGCCCCCGATAGGCTCAAAGTGTAGTACCGGGGGGCGACCACTAGGGCTAATGGCCTTAGGCGGAGCATCCTTCCCTCGCCACATCTTCACGGGGCCCAAGAACCTTACCAACTCATAGGGGTCCTTGTTCTTGTAGTAGGGGGAGCCGTCAGGCCTGAGGTACCTGAGGAATACGAAGGGCCGACCTGCGGAGGTATTATGGGCGTAGCCCCTCTCCCTGAGTATGGCGGGCTCCCGCATAGGGATGAGACCCAGGGGGAAGTCACTAGGTTCTAGGGTGCGTTTGTTAAGGTATTCGTCAAGTAGTTGTACATCTTCGGTTTGCGATATCAGCCCTCGGGAGAAGGGTGACGTGGGGGTGGCCATAAACGTCCTCGCTTTGTCTAAAGCCGGGGTATAATTACCCCGGAGTAATGGATTCCTCAATCCCCGTCCTCTCAACTAAGCAGTTGCCTCTACCTAGTTGACTTAATAACCACCCCCTCGGGGGTGGTTCTTTTTGACGGCGGGGCCTTCTAGTATAGTCCTCCGGCCTAGAATCCGCTACTATTCTGGTTGTGTCATGGCCTCTTTACCTCCCGTTTGTTTCCAGGTTATACTCTAGCTTTCAAGGAGTTGACTATGGACCTACAATACGAGGGGAGAGTGATCCCCATCCACTTCTACGCTATGCCACGGGTAGGGAAGCCACTGACTATTCAAGTCAACGGTGAGACCTGCGAGGCCAAGACTACGAAGTGGCAAGAGTTCCGAAACACCTACTGGCTCTACAAGAACGTAGCCATGTATGTGCGAGAGCATCTGCCCGAGGGGGCCGAATGCCGCATCCTGGACCTGCCCGATAACTTCGGTGCGGCCGAGAAGCCTGCCCATCGCAAGAGCTACTACAAGCCGAAACCAAAAGAGGTTCAGCCCGCCTAATATAGCCAAAAAGTCGGCTATAATTAGATCGCGCCCTTCGGGGCGTGTTGCTAGCACCTTACTGCTCGTGGAACCCCCGGCTGGCGTCCTCCCCGGTAGCCGGGGGCCCACGTTAAACCCCTTTGTAACTTCATCACTAGGATACTATGGACACGAAAGCTCTTCTCAAGGCCATCTTCGACAAGCGTACCGAGCGACTCAAGCTCACCGCTAGGGCCGCCATCCTCGAACAAGAGGAAAAGTCTCTCACCGCAGAACTAGCCGCCGCCAACGTCAAACCTGGCATTTACGGCAAGTTCGCCCTCACTGCGAAATCCAAGGACGTGCCGAAGTGCGACGATTGGTCCGCCTTCCACCGCTACGTCATCGCCCAGAACGCTCCTGAGTTGCTCCACAAGCGCCTGACCGAGTCGGCCATCATGGAGCGTATCGACGCCGGTGAGATCATCCCCGGTATCTCCACCGACACCAAGACCGCCTACAGCGTAAAGGAAGTGTGATGAAAGAATCCAACCCCGGCCTAGACAAGGTCACCCCCCTGCCCCCCTCCAAAGGAGTTCCCCCCATGCCCAAACCCCCTGCTGAAGACGTCACCCCGAAAGGGGAGACACCCCCGCCCGAGCCTAACAAGCCGGGCACCGCAATAGCCAACTGGAAGGACCGTATGGCCGTCCTGACGAAGCAAACCAAGCTCGCTGAGAAGCCAGCTGGGGGCTTCATCAGCTTCAAGGGGGGCCGTATGACCCTCGCAGACGAGATCATCCCGGGCGACAAGCTCAGGTGTATCATCATCGACTACCGCAAGGACTATGAGTTCTACGACAAGCCGTATAACCCGAACACCCCCGCGATCCCGTCCTGCTATGCGATCGTCCGCCCCCACGAGGACCTGACCCCCTGGTCGCGTGACCCGGAGACAGGCGAGTGGAAGACCGAGGCCAGCGACCCCCAGGTGGCTCCCGGCGTGATGTGCGAGGATTGCCCGATGTTCCAGTGGGGCAGCGACCTCAAGGGTGGTAAGGGCAAGGCCTGTAAGACGAGCCGCCGCCTCCATGTCTTCGCCGCCGACGACTGTACCAATCCCGCCGACGTGGCTCGGGCCTCGTACATGACGATGATCCCGCCCGCGACGAGCATCGACAACTTCCAAAAGGTCGCCAACCAGATCGTCAACGTCCTCGACACTCCCATCTTCGGGGCCGTGGTCGAGATCAGCGTTACGCCCCACGACCGCTTCCTGTTCATGGTCCACTTCAAGATCATCGAGCAGATCAAGGACGAGGGGCTGATGATGGCCCTCCTGACCCGCCACGAGTCGATCAGCGCGAAGCCGGTCAATATGCCTAAGCCCGACGCAGACGACGCCGAGAAGGCAGCCAGAGGCGCTGCTACGCCAAGCAAGAAGTTCTAGTTCAGACTAGCCAAAAGGCCCCCGTTCCAGAGTTATAATCTAGAACGGGGGCCGTCCCCGTAACCCACTAAGGAATGTATATGATAGAGAATGCTGAGAGCAAGGTCAGCCGTCAATTCTTGACGATGATCGAGAACCACCACCTGGTAAACCTGATGCTCGCGGAGTACACCTCCTCCGGCCTGGCCGACACCGAGTTCGCGGACTACGCAATGACGAAGATCACCCTGCGACCGGGGACCGTCATCAAGGACCACACAATCAAGGCTCGCCGCGATCAGTTCAAGATCGTAGCCAACAAGGCTAAGTACCAGGCACCGGCCCCGGGGGCCGACCAGGCTATGCTTCTCGCCCACGAGCAGCGGATCGCGGAGCTAGAGCATCGCGTATCAGTCTTGGAGGGATGGATCAATTCGACGTTCCCGGCCAAGGGACCCCGAAAGGCCATCTGATGAACGAGCCCGATGTCTTCATCGTTGAATGGGGAACCATTCTCCGTGACTTACAGAGGGCTCGTCCTGATGTCCCTAAGTCACTGGTCGAGTCCCCTGTAAAGGTCGCCTACGGGGAGGGGTACGCAATGTCGAATCCCCGTTCGGTGGCTATCGTCGCTGCGCAGAAGTTCGCAGCCGACTACGACTTACCCAAGGGTAAGAACTCAACGGTACTTCCCACCCTAGTAAAGGACAGGTTTTGGGACTATATCGCAACGGCGCTAGCAGACGCGGTCATCATTTGGGACCGCGAAATTAACGACAATGTGTTCAACTGGGCACAAGGTAACAACGAGGAATGATATGAACGGTATTCACGTAATTGATCTGAGCAAGAGCAGCGACATCGGCAAGGCCATCGACGAGGCTATCACGGCCCTCTTGGGCGGTACGGAGGAGAGCATGCGGACGGTACCCCTCCGCGACAAGTCTCAGCAAGACATGAGGGACATCCTCTTCAAGCAAGGTGACGAGCTGAACGAGAAGTGCGAGTTCCTCAAGCGAATCCTCAATCTGACGGCCGACCTGATCGACCTGATCAACGAGGACCACATCAAGGAGGACGGCCTGGTGTTCTTGGAGAACCGAGCGAAGCAAGCGGCGGTCACCAAGAAGATGATCGAGGTAATGGACCAGGGCCGTAAGGCGGACAAGGCGAATGGCGCAGCCGGTCGTTGACTTTGAGACCAAGCCGATCATCTTCGGCTCTGGCCTCGCCCCCGCCCCGGTAGGTGTATCAATATACCTACCGGGGCAGGGGAACACCTACTATAGCTGGGGCCACCCCGGCTATAACCCCCACACTTATGAACAGGGCCGCAAGGCCCTGTCTGCCGTCTGGGATCACAAGCCGTTATTCCATAACTGCAAGTTCGACATCGGTGTCTCGGTAGAGCATATGGGCCTCCCCTGGCCGGATCGCTACGACGACACAATGTTCATGCTATTCCTGATGCATCCCCTAGCGGATAAGTTGTCTCTTAAGCCCTCAGCGGAACGGCTGCTGGGCCTCCCCCCAGACGAACAGCAGGCGGTCTATAAGTGGCTCAAATCCCACTTCAAAGGACCATTCGTCAACGGGGACAAGGAGATCACTGAGACCAACTTCGGGGGCTACATCGGTTACGCCCCCTACGAGATAGTTGCCCCCTACGCCGAGGGGGACACATTCCGTACCCACGGGCTCTCTGAGCTCCTGCGGCCCCAGTTGGAGGTATCGGGGCAAATGCCCGCCTACGAGCGTGAGCTCAAGATAGCCAAGATAGCCTACCACATGGAGTTCGTGGGGGTGCGGGTGAACCGGGGGGCCCTGGAGGAGGACTTCGACAAGTACCAGAAGATACAGACGGCCCAGGAGGATGTGATACGGGGCTACCTGGGGGACATAGATGTCTCTAAGCCTCGACAAATCGCCGCCGCCCTGGAGGCTAGCCCCTACGCCAAACCCCTACGGAAAACCCCTACGGGGCTGCTATCCACAGCCAAGGACTCCCTTGAGGAGGCGGTGACCGAGCCGGGGCTGCTTAAGGCCCTGAGGTACCGGGGGACCCTCCATACCCTGACCTCAAACTTCTACAAGAACTGGATCAACTTTAGCGGAAGGGATGGGAATGTTCACCCCTCGTGGAACCAAGTCAGATCGGATAAGGGCGGTGCGCGCACGGGCCGCTTCTCCTGCTCGGAGCCCAACTTTCAGAACGTGCCGACGGAATTTGACGATGCTGTCCTGGAGGGGCTCGACATACCGTTTATGCGGCAGTACATACTCCCAGATGACGGGGAGATTATTGTACCTGCTGACTATAACGGGCAGGAAATGCGTATCATGGCTCACTATGCCGAGGGGCGGGCCATGGAGATTTACCAGACCGACCCAACAGCGGACTTTCACGCCGTTGCCTCAGCCCTTATCCTCCAATACACCGGCCTGTCCGTCCCCCGAAAGATGTGTAAGATTGTGGGCTTTAGCCTGCTCTATGGGTCGGGGGTTACGAAACTGGCTCAACAACTGGGAGTAGACTATAACACGGCAGCACAAATCAAGAAGGCCTACTTCAAGGCAATCCCCGGTCTCCAAGCGTTCGTTGATCAGTTCGATACCCGTACTCAGGTCAAGACCTGGGGCGGTCGTGTGCTCCCGGTGGAAGAGCCGAAGCTGTTCAAGGGGTCCTGGTGGACGTTTAACTACAAGCTATGTAACTATCTCATTCAAGGTAGCGCGGCGGATCAGACCAAGGAAGCCATTGTGCGGTACGACCAATACAAGCACCACGGAAACATCCTAATGACCGTCCATGACGAGTTGGTGATAACGGTTCCCCGCGAGCATCTCAAGACGGAGGTCACGATACTCCGCGCCGCGATGGAGGATCAGCCGGGCTGGGATGTGCCGTTCCGCTCGGAAGTGAAGTACGGAGAAGATTGGCACAACTTGGAGAAGTATCTTGAATCGACCCACTAGACACTCTTACTCGTCCATATCGACCTACAAGGAATGCCCCAGGTCCTACTTCTACAGCTACGTCCTCAAGCTGCCTTCGCCCCCGAGCGCGCCCATGATGAGGGGGACCCGCCTTCACAAGCTCTGCGAGGACTATATGGCCGACCCCTCCGGGATCAGCCCGGTCCCCTACGATGTAAAGAAGATAGGGCTGAAGCTCCACCACTTCCGTACCCTGGGGGCGACCCCCGAGGTAGTCTGGTTGGTGGACGAGAATTGGGAGCCAACTAAGGATCAATCTAAGGCCCGGGTCAAGGCCATCGTTGACGTTCACTACTACAGGGACAATGTCCTCTACTGCTATGACTACAAATCTGGACGACAATATCCTTCCCATTACGATCAACTTAATCTTTACGGTGTCCTCGGACTTATCCAATATCCAGACGCAAGACGGGTTGAGACAGGCGCTATCTACATTGATAGCGGTATTACCGGCGCAACCGATTCCATGCTCCGTGAAATGCTGGAGCACAGCCGTAAGCGGTGGGACGGGGACATTGTCCGAATGGAACGCGATACAAGACTTGATCCAACTCCTGGAGACCACTGCAAACGCTGTACTTATTCAAAGTACAACGGGGGACCTTGCGAAGCCGCTGCTTCCAAATAGCCCCCCGGCCTAACCAAAAAGAGGTATAATCTATTCTGGAGAGTCAGATTCAGCGAAAGGTGGTGGAGTTCGCTCGCCACCGGGAAGTTATCGCTCGCAAGCTGAGTTTCGGGGAGGGCTGGCCTGATTACATGTTCTTATATAAGGGCAAGGTCCTCTTCATAGAGTTCAAGTACCCGGGCGAAAAGCTCAGGCCACTACAGGAGTATGTAGTGGGCCTGATCCGAAAGCAGGGATTTGAAGTGGTAGTAGTGGATAACCTAATTGACGGCCGCAAGGTCATAAGGAAGCTAGTAGATGAACCCGATAGTAATTGACAACTGGAGAGACTTCTCCCAAGTCATGATAGAGACCAAGGACCTGGACCCGACCTATCCTGTCCTCCGCGCCCTGTTCGACCTCCACGACAGCGAGTGGAACGGTCGATTCATCCTCCACTACATGTGGTTCTATAACCTCCGCGCCGCCTACAACGTCGCGGGTAGTACCACGGAGCGCACCTTCTGGGACAAGTGTCGCATCGATGGGGCCGCAGACCTAGTTAAGCGCCGGGGGGCCCGCAGGCACTTCCGGGGGCTAGTGGCCTCCAAGGCTATCGAGCATATGGCGGGTAAGGGCCTGACCCCGGCGCAGATCGTAGCCGATATGCACAAGGAGCACTACCCGGCCATGTTCAAGCATATCCAGAACAAGTACCAGGGATGCTCTCTGGGCCCCTACTATACCTGGAAGTTGATGGATTGGTACGACATCTGCCTCGATTGGCCGATAACGATGGCGGTCGAGGACGCGGTCAAGTATATGCCTGACGTGCCGAAGGAAGCAGCCGCTGAGTTCTTCCCCCACCACGACCTTAAGGACACGGTCAAGATCGTTCTCGACCACGTGTCGAAGTTCGATCACCCGGTCAAGGCCGGGGAGAAGTGCGGCCTGGGCGAAGTCGAAACGGTCATTTGTACCCTCAAGGGCTACCTCAAGACCAAGGCCCACTGGATCGGGGAGGACATAGCCGACGCTTGGAACCTCCTGGGGGACCTGCCCTCGAACATCACTGACCACATTCCGGCCCGGATTCCTGAGGGCCTCTACATTCGCGGGGAGTATCGCCATGTCGCGTGATTGGATGCCTAAGGACTATCAAGAGAAGGCCATTGGGTTCGCCCTAGCGCGGGCGGGCTGCGGGCTTATGCTCGACCCCGGCCTGGGGAAGACATCTATCACCCTCGCCTGTATCTCGATCCTCGTTGCGGAGAAGGAGATCAGGAAGACACTTGTGGTCGCCCCCCTCCGGGTCTGCCACACCGTATGGCCCAACGAGGCTAAGAAGTGGTCTGACTTTAATCACCTGAAGGTAGCGAACCTCTGTAACAAGGGCGAGGGGGAGCGCAAGCAAATGATAGCCGCCCCCAACGATGTCTACCTTATCAACCCGGAGAGCCTGGTTAAGGTCATTCCGCTCCTCACCAGGGACTTTGACCTGCTCGTATTGGACGAGAGTACGAAGTTCAAGGACACTACGACTCAGCGCTTTAAGGCGCTCAAGAAGGTCCTGTTCAGCTTTAAGCGCCGTATGATCCTAACGGGTACGCCTGTGCCTAACGGGGTAGCCGACCTCTTTGGGCAGATGTTCGTCGTGGACTTCGGGGAATCCCTGGGGAAGTACATTACCCACTTCCGTAACGAGTTCATGCATCAGTCCCCGGGGAACCTGTACGAGTACCATCTGAACCGAGGGGCAGAGGAGATCATCTACAAGCGGGTAGCCGACAAGCTCCTGCGTATGGACGCCCGCGATCATCTGGATATGCCCGAACTCATCAACAACTTCATCGGGGTCGAGCTTCCCCCGCACCTGCGTAAGCAGTACAAGGAGTTGGAGGACAACTTCGTCACCAAGATGAACGACAACGAGTCGGTCGCGGTGTTTAATGCGGCCGCAGTGGGGGTGAAGCTCCGCCAGATGGCTAACGGGTTTATCTACACGGACATCGAGACAGATCGCAGGACGATAGACCTACACGACGAGAAGATTGACGCCCTGGAGGAGTTGATCGAGGAAATGCAAGGTAGGCCTCTCCTGGTCGCCTACGAGTTCCAGGCTGACGCCGACCGGATACTCAAGAGACTCCCCGAGGCCATCGACCTGGGGAAGGTCAAGAATCCCCAGATAGTCATCGACAAGTTCAACAACGGCCATATCCCGGTCCTCCTGGCCCACCCGGCTAGCGCGGGGCACGGCTTGAACCTCCAGGAGGCTTGCTCTACCGTCTGCTGGTTCGGCATCACGTGGAACCTCGAACACTACCAGCAACTTATCGCCCGCGTCTGGCGTCAAGGCCAGATCGCGCCCTTTGTAATGGTCCACCACATTGGTACTAAGGACACCAAGGACGAAGATGTAATGAAGGCCCTAGAGGCCAAAGACCGGACGCAAACCCGATTTAATGACGCACTTAAAGCCAGGAGGGCTTAAATGACTATTCTTAAGATACACGGCTGCTCGGGGGCGGGTAAAACCACCTTCGCCCGTTCCCTGATCGAAGCCGCCGCCACCATCGATCATCTACACGAGATCAACAACCGACGCAAGATCGTGGGCTACCGCCTCGACTTGCTAGAGCTAGACGTGCCCGTGTTCCTGCTGGGGAGCTACGAGAGCAACTGCGGGGGAGTCGATACGGTCGGCACCGCCCAGGAGGTCATGGAGATGATTGACCGCTATGCGAAGGACGGCCACATAGTACACGAAGGCCTCCTCCAGAGCACCTACTACGGGGCGATGGGGGAGCACTCCAAGAAGTATGGGGACGGCTACGTGTACGCTTTCCTGGATACCCCGATCAACGTCTGCCTCGACAGAGTGGTGACCCGCCGCGCTACCAACGAGAGCAAGAACAAGTTCAACCCTGAGCTGACGAGGAACAAGTGGAATACGATCAAGCGACTACAGGACAAGCTATCCAAGGAGGGCCAGCACAAGGTAGCCGTCCTCAACTACGAGAAGCTGCCCCTAGCCCAGCTCCTACAGCTTTTGGAATCCCGATGACTATCGGCTCCACCCCTATGTCCGGCGCAGGGTACAATCGCATCCGGGCCGCCCAGCTGGAGCTGGAGAAAGTGATGGAAGAGGAGTTGGTTAAGTCTGGCTGGTCGAAAGGCTGGCGCAAGAAGAACAACCTCACCTTCTGGATCAAGCCCTTCCCCAAGGAAGGAATTGTAACCGCGCTATCCCTTGAGGACGCGCTCAAATGGGAATATGAACTATGAGCACCCCTGAACTCCTCGTCGCCCTGACCATCGTCGTCGGCATCCCCTGCGCTACGATCATCACCGTAGCCTACCTGTTCGTCAAGGGAATGAAGAAGGACCTCGAAAAATGATGGCCTATGAGGATGACCTGTATAACTGGATACAGGAGAGGGAGAGGGTGCGAATTAGGCGGGAGGAGGAGCGCCAACCCCCACCGTGGACTAGGGACCAGATCATCCGAACTACCCGCTTCTGTAACATCCGCCGGGAGGACGACAAGGTCACTCGGTGGATCAAGGAGAATTGGCGGGACCCCTATCGACACCATGAGAACCTGGCCTTCTCTATGTGCGTCGCCCGTACCGTCAACTGGCCGGATACCCTGGAGAAACTGGGCTTCCCCGGGGTATGGGATCGGGACCGATTCATATATGTAATGGACTCCCTAAACCAAGCCGGGATCAAGGCCTGGACGGGGGCCTATATGGTCACCGGAGGGTTCTCCAAGGGCGGGGAGACCAAGCAGACGATCATCGCCCGGGTCCTGGACGAGGCCCAGCCGATGTGTAGGACGATCAAGAAGAGCATGCCCCTAGGGCAGGCCTACGAGATCATTCGGACGGCCCGGGGGCTAGGCACGTTCCTAGCCGCCCAGGTCATAGCCGACCTCAAGTACACCCCCCTGCTCGAATACGCCGACGACTGGTGGACATTCTGCGCCCCCGGCCCCGGCTCGTCCCGGGGACTCAACTACCTACACGAGCGGCTCCCCACCACTTCGATCAATGCTGCTCAATTCTCCAAGGAGGTGAACGAACTACGACCCAAGATCGCGTACAATACCGGCTACGACCTGACCGCCCACGACACGCAGAACTGCCTGTGTGAGTTCAGCAAGTACGTCCGTATCAAGTATTTCAAAGGCAGGGCTAAGACCCAATTTAAGGAACCATCATGATGCATTTAGTTAACCGGAACATTAACCAGATGTTCCCCGAGGCGATGTGGCGGCTACAAATGGAGGGGGCCGCATCCGGCTCCCGTAACGGGCAGGTAATGAGGCTCCCCTTCCCTGCCCTGTTGGAGTACTCCAACCCTGCCGAGCGGGTCTTGTTCTCGGAGGAGAGGGACGCCAACCCGTTCTTCCACCTGTTCGAGGCTATCTGGATGCTCTCAGGGAGCAACGAGGTAAACATACCGGCCAAGTACGCGGCGCAGATCAGGGAATACTCCGACGATGGGGTGACCCTTCATGCGGCCTACGGCCACCGCTGGCGCCTCCACTTTGGGGTGGACCAGATCGAGGCGGTGATCTCGATGCTCAGGCGGGACCCCGAATCACGCCGTGCTATGATCGCTATGTGGGACCCCCATAGTGACCTGAACCGGGAGGGCAAGGACCTGCCCTGTAATACCCACATCTACTTCGATATCAACCAGCCGTTCCTCAATATGACGGTGTGTAACCGGAGCAACGACCTGGTGTGGGGAGCCTGCGGGGCTAACGCCGTTCACCTATCTATCCTCCACGAGTACATCGCTCGGGCGGCGGGATTCCTACAGGGGACCTACTACCAGTTCACGAACAATCTCCACGTGTACGAGAAGCATTGGCCCCTGTTCGACCTGGGGGTGATCTCCGACCCTGATTCGGACCCGTACTCCCAACACAAGGTCCTCCCGGTCCCCCTGTTCAACGACCCCACCGAGCGCCAGGACTTCGATGCGGATTGCCGCTACTGGACGGACCCCAAGTATGACCTCCGCACGGCGTTCTTCGCCGGTGTGGTAGCCCCCCTCTCCCAGGCCTGGGAAGCCCATAAGAAGGGGGACCAAATGTGGGCTCAACAGTATGTCCAGAACTGTATCGCTACCGACTGGCGGCGTGCGGCGAAGGAGTGGCTGGAGCGCCGGTATAAGCCCAAGGAAGCCCTCTAGGAGGCGTCGGAGCGATTTTGTGGGGTACCCTACCGGGGCCCCCCTAGTCGGCCCGCCCGCCTCGATTCTGTCTTGTTCCCGGGGGTCTATAACCGGCCCCCTCCCCCCGTAAAATCGTATATACTCTGAATTATGAACTTCAAAACGCTCTACAACGCCGGGGCCGTGCGCCGGTACCATACGCAGAACCTACTCAAGGATCAGGACCTAGCTGCCCACTCGTGGGGGGTAGCCCTAATCATCCGCGAGATCATGCCGGGGAACCTCCACCTAGTCGAGGCCGCGCTGACTCACGACCTGGCCGAGTCCGTGACGGGGGACATCCCCTATACGGGCAAGAAGAAATACCCCAAGCTAAAGCAAACCAGCCTAGAGGCCGAGCGGGAGTTTGCTATGGTTAACGGGACCCCCCTCCAGCTCACTCCTGTAGAGCAGAAGTGCCTGGCTTGGGCGGATATGTTCGAGTGTTACCTGTACTCGCTGAGAGAGGTCGATATGGGTAACAATCTGATGCGGTACGTGGCCGAAACCGCGAGGGAGGCACTAGTTGCTATGGGCCCCCCGACCAAGGAAGCCGATAAATTGTTTAGGAGTTACAATGGCTGAAGAACAAGGCGCTCACTACAAGACTGTTCCTGGGGAGCAGCATCACGAGCGGGCGATCCGGTTGAACCTTAATTGGTACGCCGGTAACATCACGAAGTATGCGGAGAGGGCCCCCCACAAGGGTCAGCTGATCGAGGACCTGATCAAGGTACTCGACTACACCTGTATGTGGCTTGCTACGGAGAACCTGCGGCAGGACCAGCACGACCGTATCAACCGTGTCCTCGCTAAGTTGGACGATAGCGGTGCCGAGCCTACTAGTGCTTACACTAACCAAAAATAATTCCCCCTCCGCCAAAAATTCGAGTAAGATACGGTTACGCCGAAAGTAATCCAAACCCTAAGGACACCATGAAAGTCGAACTGCCACGAGGCCACAACTTTACTACCGCCCGCTTCCAGCGGGTGTCGCGAGGAGTCAACTATGCCTACTCGGGCTACAAGACCCCTCCCGCCCAAGTCCGTCCCGCACTGGGCGGATTCCTTGTGCTTTGCGTTACGGTGGCGTTGTTCGTCATCGCAATCAAGTATTGAACCCTGTGGAGGGATCAAAACTGGCCCGGCAGTCCCCGGGATACACGTGTAAGAGGATTTCCATGAAGAAGACAATTTTGGCTCTGGCCCTGCTGGCCGCTACTTCCGCATTCGCCCTGGACATCGGTGTCGGCGTTGCTTCCGCCTCCGGTACGTCGCTGACCAGCGGCGGTGCCGTGTCCGGCGGTACGCAAGGCTCGGTGCTGTTCGGCACCTCGGCCGGCCATCAGGACGCTACCAGCCTGGGCGGCTCGGAGAACACCACCCTGGTGAACTCCACCGGCGGCGTGACGACCTCGCTCCACGAGGACAGCGCGACCTCCAACCAAGCTGGCTTCAGCTTCGGTTTCGCCGGTCAGCAAGGCGGCTCCCTGGCCGGTAGCCAGTCGACTGCCTCGGGCAGCTTCGGCCTGCTGAAGGGCTTCGTTTTCGCCAACCCCTGATCTAGGGGCTGAGTGATCTGAGCCCCACCTGGCTACCCGCCTGGTGGGGCTTTTTCTTAACAGTTAGAGGAAACCATGAAACACACCATTCTCGTCCTAGCCCTGTTGGCGTCCTTCGGGGCTGGGGCACAAGAGGCTACCGCTCAATCGCAAGCGCAGTCGGCGGCGGGGGCCGCAGCGGACTCAAGCGCAGGTGCGGTCGGCAACGCGGTCTACATCGACCAGTCGGGCCCCACCAGCCAGACGATCAACGCTACCTCCCACTCGACGACCACTCTGAACGAGAACCACACCGGAAGGGTGGAGAACGTCCAGTCCGGTACGACTACGAACATCAACGATGTCCACTACAGCGGAACGCAGAAGATCAAGAATGTCCCCGGGATCGCCATGAGCGGCCCCGCCTCCGGTCCCTGTACCGGAGCCAGCGGTGGTCTGGGCCTCGCAGGACCCGGTTGGGGCCTGGGGCTGAATGGGGCCAAGGTCGAGCCGACCTGCGTGGTTCGTGAGAACGTCCGCGTGATCGGCATGGCGATGCAATCGCTCGATGGCGCCGCCTACCCCCAGGAAAAGGGTGAACTGATGCTCCTGATGATGGACGCCGTTCGTGGCCTCGGCGCCATGAACCAGGCGATCATCGGCGACAACGTCGGAAAGGGCAAGTAATGAAACACCTGGCCCTCCTTGGGGGCCTCCTGGTAGCCTTCGGCGCCAACGCCGGGGGCTTCACGGATGAGCCTACCTGCTACTCGTGGAACGGGGGACACAAGTCCGCCGGATCGTTCTCCAAGTGTAACGCGGAGCTTCACCCTTGGGTAAAGCCCCACGTGCCGCCCCCGGTTCCGGTGGCGCAAGCGGCCCCGGTAGCCGCCCCAACGGTGCATCAATCGCCTATCATGATGCCCCAGTCGCATCCGAAGCCGATCCCCCTGAAGCCGAAGCACAAGCCGAAGCCGAAGTATCACCACCCCAAGAAAGGATGCTAATCATGGGTAAGAAAAAACCCCCGAAGCCCCCACCGAAGAAGTAAACAAGGCCCCGCAAGGGGCCTTTTCTATGTGATGAGAATCACCCGTTTCTTAGCGTGTACTGTATACATGGCCGAGGTATCGCCCGCCTCCTGAACGGACAGGGTAGCGTTAGACACCGGGTCCGCTACCGTACCACTAGCGGTGATCAGGTCAGGGGCTTCTGTAATGGTAAGAATGGCGAAGGCCCCCGTCCTCACGGACGCATCGCTGAGTATCATATCCGGGGACTCTTGTACCGATAAGGCCCCTGCTACAACCGATCTGGCGATAGAGGAGATAGCGTCATCCAACTCCTGCTTATTGAAGGTACCAGTTATCGGGGACGTTGCGGAAGAGGCTATAGAGTCCGCTGCTTCCTGGCGAACTAGGCTACCCCCCGCGATCCCGCCCGCCGCAGCAGCGATAGCATCCGGGGCCTCCTGTTTGCTCAAGGTCGCCTTGATCGGGGACGTAACCGAGGCCAGTACGGTGTCTGGGGCCTCCGTCAGGGACAGGTCCCCCAAAGACCCTTGGAATCCTGAAGTGGACGTTAACCGATCTTGGGCCTCCGTGACGTCCAGGCTAGCCGTAATGACTCCGAAGGGGATCACCGATCCGGTAGCCGATAGTGTGTCCCCCGCCTCTTGAACGGTAGCCGCAGCCCCCGCCGTCACCGACACCGTGGCGGATAGGGTGTTATCGGCTTCCTGTACCGATAGGTTAGTGGTAGCACCTACCTTGGCAGTAGCCGATAAGCCGTCATCCGCCTCGGGGACATCTACATTAGCCTTTATCGGTGAGGTCGCCCCGGAGGCTATAGTGTCAGTAGCCTCCTGTACGGACAAGTTAGCTATGGCCGCCGAATAGGCTGCGGTGGCCGTAGCGGAGATAGTGTCCGGGCCCTCCGTTTTGGTCAAGGTAGCGACCGGACCCGTAGGAGCACTGTAGTAGGCTAACTTGTACGGGGAGACTATACGTGAGTTGGTAGCGTCTACCCACAAGCGTTGAGCGTAGGTTCCTGCGGTACCGGATTGACGGGCGTTACCCCACACCTCCGCCACCAGTATGTCCCCGTCTTGGGCGACTACCGATGCCCCGGCAAATTGCTGGTTTAGCCGGGGGTCGTCATTGATTCTCCACTCTACCCCGAAGTCGCCTGCGGCGTTGAATATGTAGCCGGCCACCCCGACCCCCGGCCTCCATAGGTACAGGACGGGCCAGTGGTAGGTATTGGCATTGTCGCTAGTCTCGGCGGTGGATAGTTCCCAGCTCCAAGTCTGAGCGGGGATAACCTGGGACGCTAGCGGTATAGTGGAGAACCGCCCAAAGTACATCGACTGTTGGGTATTCAGGAGAGCCACTTGGTTGGCTCCCCGGGATACGGGGGCATGTATCGTGCTCTCGCTGAGAGACCACTCCGTAGTGAAGTTAGGTGCGTTGACGTGATTAACTTGGGGGGCGAAACTAGCGTTCCACACGTTATCCGGAATCACCGCCGGCACCAAGGCCCGCAGGTATAGTTCTGAATGAGGCGGATAGAGTAGCTTGTAGGGCGAAATCAGCTTAGAGTTGGTAGAGGTAATCTGCCAAGTCAAGCCATAGGGCCCCGGGCCGACCGAGCCCGCACTCCAAGCCTCTAAGACAAGTAGGTCCCCCTCTTGTACGTCTGCGGAGGTCCCCGCGAATGTCTGAGGCACAGCGGGGGTAACGGTTGCAGGCCACTCTACTCCCTGGGGCCCCGAGGCGTCAAATATGTACTTGACTACTGCGCTAGTAGAGGGGCGCCATATATATAGGACAGGCCAATAGAACTGGTTGGCTAGGAGGTTCCCCTCCCCCGCAGCCATAGAATAGGTCCAATTCTGAGCCGGTATAGTTTGAGTGGCTAGGGGACGAGTGGAGAACCGCCCATAGTAGTACGACGATGGGTTTACCGAATCGACGAATGTAGGGGCTGTACGATTCTCTATGTTTCCCGTACCGCCCCAGAATGTATCTAGTACACCCTCTATCTCGCTGTTCGGCATCGGCTTACTGAGCGACAGCGGTAGATTGGTAGCCTTGCCCCCCGCCGTGGGGGCTATGAACGACTGGTCCCCAATAGGGTACAAGAATGTACCGTTAGTGGCGGTAGCCGCAATGGTATCCCGGTCCTCCGTTACAGTCAAGGTAGCGGTAGCGGGTATGTACGTTACCGTGGAGGCTATCGAATCCTCAGCCTCCTGTACACTCAAACTAGCCAAGATACCCGGCAAGGGGGTCAGGATAGCATCTGAGCCTACCGAATCGGGTGACTCCTCTATAAATAGATTGGCTATTACCCCCGGTAGGGCCTCGACAGTTACCGTAGCGGATACGGAGTCATTGGATTCCGTCTTAGTGAAAGACGCACCCGCTACCGCCCCCGCCGTGGCTACTACAGAATCATGAGCCTCCTGGACGGACAAGTCCGCAGTGGCCGGGAGGGCCCCTGCGAAGGCAGCTAAGCTATCCGTGGTCTCCGTAACGGACAAGCTAGCCGCCGCCGTTGCCTTAGCGGTAGCTGATATAGAGTCGTTGGCCTCCGTCTTGGCTAGGTCAGCTAACCGGGGAGGAGTAAATACAGAAGCATCCGCCGATACAGTATCCGCACCCTCTGCGACGTCTAGACCAATTACCGGCCCCGTAGCGCTGGCATCGAGTTCGAGGCACGCCATAACGCGTGCGGAGTTATACGCGGGGAAGACAACCGTGGCGCTTGTATGGCCACTATTGCGGTGCTGATAGCCGTAGGTAGTGGCGGGCGTACTCAGCCCGGTTATCGTACCGTCAGCGGTAAACCCAGAGATCAAGGGCGGGACAACCCCGGCGTTGTTATTATTCCACGCAGCGAGAACAGGGTTGCCGGTATCAGCCGCCGCTGGCATTACGACGTTGACCGCGACGTTGAAGGACGAAACGATGGCCGCCCAGCCGTACTGGTAGGACCCCGGCCCTGAGGGTTGACGAACGGCGTCCAATCCAACACGGCTTATACCGCTGACGCCCCAAACCTGTATCGAGCAGCCGGTGAAGCTCGTTAGCCCGCCGCCAGACCCAGCGTACTGAACCTGCATCGGCGTAGCCGTGCAGAAGTCGTCCGCAACGTAGAAAGTAATGCGCCGCGTCGTATCGGACATATAAGCCCGCTGGACCGGCACCTTCGTGAAGGTCAGAGTTGTCTGACCTACGATACAAGTTACGGATTCATCAGCGGGCTCAGCGCCTGCGGAGTTCGCGCCGGAAGTGCCGACGCCGACCACCAGCAATTCGCCCTCAACAGGGGTGAACGTGCCGGTGGCCGGACATGGGTACGACAGTACATTTGTCGTAACCGCCGCGAACGACCGATTGGTGACTGCCGCCACAAGCTCCCCTTTGAGGGATTACAAACCCCGTGAGTCGGGGGCTTACGCGACTTGGTTGCCGGCGGTCAGCGTGAAGGTGTTAACGGTAACGACCTGCGACACTGCGATCACCGCATTGTCGAAGTTCATATCAGCGCCCGAGGCTGCGCAGGTACCCTGAATCTCACCTGCCGCCCCGACCGCAGCGGCGGATGGGACGATACGGAAGTAGCCCACCGTACCCGCCGCTACCGCCGTGCCGGACCAGGTCCCCAACTTGGCCTTGGACGTAGCCGGGGCCGCGCCGCTCGCAGCGGCCATCCAGTCCGTCGTGGGATTATTGAGGGTCATTTCCACCAACAGCGTGCCCGTAGATGCGCCTCCTACGACCGGGGCGGTGCCGGTGTAGATACGCAGCTTGGCGCCGGGGCCGATGCTGGTTTCAATAGCATCCAACCGGGCTTGGTTGACGGTTTGAGAGTAGGCGAGAGTCATGATAGCTCCTTGATTAGAACTGCAGGCTGAGACCCATCTCAAGGACGACGCCTGACGTAGCCGTTACCTTGAGCCAAACCCAGCTATTTGCCGGTATATTGGGATTGTTGAAAGTCACGATAGTGTTATTGGCCAAGGTCGTAGTGGTAGTCCCCGCCGTAATGACCGGGGTACCGACCGCGTTGCGGGCCGAGGCCCAGAGGATCGTCCAAGTCACTCCCGGGGTAGTTCCCCGCACCACTACATTGATCTGAGTAAGCAGGAGGGCTGACTTAGCGTAGAACAGGGACACTTCATCGTTGGCTACGGGCAATTGTAGCGACATGGCCTTGGGGCCCATAGGGCCCGCCACGCCCGGGGGGCCCTGATTCGCCCCGCCCTGCTCATCGTACCGCCCGCCGGTCTCCCACTCTCCGGGTACATCACCGGGGAAGTAGTCTGGGCCGCTTCCCTCTGTATTGATGTAGCCCCACTCATACACGTAGAACCGACGACCAACAACTTGATCCCGGCCCACATAGGTGGCTCCGGTATTATAGATGTAACCCTCAGCTCCTGCCTCGGCAAAGGCTGAGGTAAATTCAATGGGGCCGGTAATGGTTACTACGTTGTCCCCGCCCTCTATGGCGGACCCGCTACCCCGCGAGGACATATGCCCTACACCGCCTCCGGTTATGGTATAGGGCTCATAGTTGTAAATCTTGCCGCCGGACACGGCTTGCATCTGGTAGTCTGTGACCGAGCCGAAGCTCATACCGGCCCCTACCGTAATTGTACCTCCGTTAGTGGAGTGTAGGCCGTTACCCAGGCCATTACCCCCCACCGTAAACCCCTCCAATTGAATGTTGGAGTCCTCGGAATATACCGCAGCATTACCGCTCGATGGGCTTATACCTTTGAGAACTGAGGTGCGGTTAGCCCCCTTGCCTCGAAATACCACCGGGGGGCCGCTGATGGGGCCCACCGCTTCTATGGGGAGGAACAGACCATCACCTAGGTTGATAATGATCTGGGCCCCGTTAGTGGGTACGAACCTCTTAGCCTCCTCATAGGCCCGGGTGCCGGTACTAAAGGCATGCTGATCGGTATCCACGTACCCGCTATTGACGTCACTACCTCCCGCACGAACGTACAGATTGAGGTCCTTGGTGATGCTGATGACCGCACCGTTGTAGCCCGCCTCCAGCGCAATGATGGGGAGGATTACCTCGTCAGAGTGGTCGTCTTGTGCGGAGGCTTCGGACATAGGGTCACCTATTGCGTAGGGCTTTCACCGTAGCACGGGACTTACGCTTTTGTTCACGCTCCGGCTCCCAGCCGGTCTTGCGCATAGTCCCGTACACGTAGGCGTCCTTGCGGTCGCCCTTGAGCCCTTGCGCAGCGGCCTGCTTAGCCAACTTGTCGTGAAGGGCCTTAGGCATTACCGTGGTCCTGGCCGAGGGGGGCCGTGAGGGATGTCCCGGCGCTCGTCATACCGGCAGTAGAAGGGCAGGCGAAGGCGGGGATGCCAACGAACTTCCCGGCGCCACTCTCGGCAATTGCGGGGATAGCGAACGTGACCCGGATGGGGTCGCCATTGCTGGTCCCATCGGTCCCGGTCGGGGCCGGGCAGGTTCGGGCGAGGACCAGGCTGGGCGCTAGCCAGCGTGGTGAAGAAGGCAAAGAGGATCAGGATCAGGTATCTCACGGTTGTCTCCTAGTAGGTGTACGGGCAATCGTAACGGTAGTGGCGTTGGTACACCTTACCGTCGGTGTACTCGCAATAGCGAGTTCCGCGCTCCACCCAGTGGCGACGCAGATGGGTGCGGCCCTGGTACTCGGGGCGCGACTCAATGGTAACCGCCGGAATGGTGATCTCCAGGTCGTTGGGCCCCGGCAGGCCGATTCGGGTGGCGCAGCCGGTAGCCGCCGCAGCGGCCGCAATCATGAGAGCGATCAGCGATTTGGACATGTTTATCTCCTAAGCCCTTGGGCCATTTGTGCTGCTTGCATCATTCGGGGGTCCATGGGAGGACCACCCGCTCCTGGAGGGGGCATACCCCCACCACCTCCGGGGGGAGGCATTCCACCCGGGGGACCGCCTGGGCCCATAGGGGGGCCACCGCCCATACCAGGAGGGCCGCCGCCTCCAGGAGGCATACCGCCAGGGGGCGCCATACCCCCCGGGGGCGCCATGGGTTGCCCGTCAGGGCTGTATCCCAACTGGGCTAGCGTTTCCGCTGCCCCCGGGTCCCCCTGGGCTGCCCTCTGGGTTAGTTCCTGAAGAGCCATCGGGTTGATTCCGGGCATTTTGTTGCTCCTGTATTTGGCTAGCGATAGTCGCCATAAGAGGGGACACCTCTCCCCATGGACGGGCAGACAACACTTTGAACAGGTAGTCCATTTGGTTGTCGTCAAAGTTTAGTAGCATATCAGTATTTGATGATCTTGTTAACAACGACTGACGGCGGCATAATGCCGAATGCGGCGTTACTTCCAGAGTTCTGGAGGGATATGCCTGAATAGCGCGCATCGGATGCAAAAGTTCCCGACCAGGTATGAGTGTGGTTTTGATTTATACCCCCCGTAGTGCCGCTGTGGGTGTGAGCGCCGTCGCCACTGGTCATCGGTGATGTAGTGTAGAACACCGTTCCACCCTTGCCGTTAGCACTAAAGCCGCCGGCAACACCGTAGATGCTAGTATCCTGAGGTACCCCTGAAATGTGCTGGTGCCAGCCCGCCTCGGAGGTACCGAAGTTGTGAGTGTGGTCAGCGCTAACGGCACTAGAGGTTCCAGATACAGATACCAAGTGCGCGTGAGTAGGGTCGTTGACCCCGTGCGTGTGCGAAGGAAGATGTGTCGCACCTAACGCGGCACTTTCCGAGCCGCCGAGGTTACCAAGCACGTTACCCGGCCCATAGACCGGGGTGCCCCCCGCCCCGATAGTAACGCGGCGTTGTAGGTTAGGCAGGTGGAAGGTGGTAGAGCCGTCACCGCCTCCCCATACCCCGCCAATGACCGCGAACAACGCTGCGTAGGTAGTACGAGACACCTGCTGACCGTTACATAGCAAGTAGCCCGAGGGTGCCGTAGGCCCCGCGAAGTCGAGAATGGTGCCCGTAGGTACTTCAGCAATAGCAGTACCATTTCTACCTATAGCGCCCTCCACCCCTAGACCTGTGGTAGAGAATCTAGCAACTACAGAGCCGCCGATGGCCACGCCCATGACGTTCTGCGACTCGCGGAACAAACCCATCCCTAGCTCGGAGTTGAAGGTCATCGAGGGGGCCGCAGCTACCCCATCAGTGAGTTTCCAGGGGGCCAGGGGGCCCAACAGACCGTCGCGTGTAAATACGTTATTCAACTGGGTGGCGATGTCCGCCATCGTCGGATTGGCCCAGTTCACGTCAATAACCGTGCTCCCCTGCACAGGATTGCCTAGGGGAAGTGTGTAATTACCGGAAGCGTCACGTGGCATGATTATTCCTCAATGGCAAGACCTCTGACGGTCCCGCGTAAGCCCTCATCTACCGCTTCCTCCCAAGGGACCAGAGCCTTTCCGCTAGCACGCTTCTTACCTACCATCTTTAGGAACTCTTGGGGGTTGAGGAGGGCCTCATCTACCTTACGGGTGGCTGTCTCGTCAAGTCCGCTAAGCGACGACTTGATGGCCATACGGACCTTCCAAGAGGGAATGGCCATAGCGATGGCTCCTACAATACCGGCCCCCTTGCTCTTCAATTCGGTAGCCCCAGGAGAGTTGGCCGCCTTGTAAATCTCGCGGTTCCTCAACCCACCGGCTAATTGGTTGGCTTTCGCCGCCGTTTCGGGATCGAGGTCAGGCAGGGCCTTCTCCAAACCCTTCTGTAGCGGCTTGGACTTCATAGCGGGGACCTCACCTAGCCCCGCCTCTCCTGCGTATACGCCACGTAGACCTTGGGCCTTCTCCGCTGCCCTTACCGCGTCCTTGGTCGCCCCGTAGCCTTCCAGCACATTAGAGAACTGACCCTTGCTCCGGTCGTCGGCTACCGTCTTGATTATCTTCTTGGCCTCACGAATCGCAGAAGAGCCAGCAGCACTCGCGTCCAAAGAGGTGTAGAGCTGCGGGAGAACACCCAGAGTAGCATTAGGGTTGTCCACTGCCCCGAGTATGCGATCAATCTCCCGTCCCAACTCGGGATTAGCGATGACCTCATTGTGATTCCTCAATTTGGCGACTTCCGTTGAAATGGCGGCGCGGTTGTTCTGGCTTAGGGGTAGCTTATCGAGTATACGCTGGCCCTCGGCATAAATCGCGTTAGGTTGTCCCTTCAGGTTCTCCACGCCCCCGGGGACCTCGGTGATCTTGTGGAGCTGATCCCAAGCGGCCTTATCCACCGCCTTGTCGTGGGCTAGGAAGTCAGCCGTGCCCCGGCTACGGGCGCCACGCTCTAGTCTGCCCAATTCGGGGCTACCGGCGAGGGCCGCAGTCGTCTGGGGGAGAGCACCGGCAGGGGTCTGGCTGACTCGTTCAGCGGCTTCCCTGAGGCCCTCCTTGCCTAGTGACTTCTCCAAGGCACCCTTTGCCCTAGCCGTTGAGCTAAAGACCTGCTGGACCCCTTCCGCAGCCTTACCGCCTACCTTGAGGGCTGCGGTACCCCCGCCGCCCCAAGCGCCACCCGTAAGGGCATTCTTGAGTACGGATTGGTCCTCAGGCCCGGTAACTACGTTGCTAATCGCGCCTTCAGCGGCCCCGCGCCCTACCGCCCCGGCTACGCTCCCACCGAACCGGGTTAGGGCTGGAACTGCCTTGGGAAGCACCTTACCCGCTACGGTAGTGGCTAGTTTACCACCCATACCTACGGCCCCACCTATAGGGGCGGTAGCAAGACCCTCACCCACTACCTCCCCAGCAGTGGCCCAGCCCCCCGGGTGATACTTCTCATATATGTCCCGAGTCTCCTGATCGGCCTTAAGCTCGGCCTGGGCCCCCTCGTCTAGCAGACCCGCCTTATTCGCAAGGGACCGGACCCCCCGACCTACGTTGGCGAAGCCCGCCCCGATACCCACTAGACCCTTCTCGGCCCAGTTCATACCCGCCGAGGGGTCAGCCATACGGGCCATATCGGCGTCGGTCTCAGCCTGTATCTCCTCCCGGGTCTTTTTGACACGGGCCGGGGCCGCAGGGGCTTCGGTCACCGGAGTGGCCCCCTTGAAGGTAAGGGGCTGTGCGTCGGGGACCGCAGTGGCGCCTTTGAACATATTAGTCCTTAGTGTAGGTCTTGCCGTCGGGGCCGGTGAACCGGGTACCAGACTTGAGCTTGTCTACATCTGCCTGGGTACGAACGCTCACAGGGCCCCCTCCCGCAGGGGCTCCCCCACCCCAGCCGCCCGACGCGCCGCCGCCGCCTTCGCCACCTAACTCTTTGGGCATAGGAACCGAACCCTTCAGACGTTGAGCATTGAGTTGGAGAATAGCTTGCAACCCCTTCGCCTTGTCCTTAGTCTGCTGAAGGGTGTCGTAGGGGCCCGGCAGATATTGGGCCGCGCTAGCCTTCTCGCTGTTTGTAAGGGCCGAGCCGAACCGACCATGACGAATCTCATCCGTCCAGTAGGTCAGCTTCTGGATGGCGTCGTTGGTAGACTTGTCGCGGTACTGGTTGACGAGGGACGAGCCGCCCGGCACAAACTCTTGAACAACACCTGCGGCGTAACCCGTACCCTTGTCCTTGGCTTTATCCAGGGCCGCAATAGCATCACCGACCCCCGCCTCAGACAAGCCCAATTCCTTGGCCTTAGCGTCGGCCTTGGTCTTAGCCGTCTCCTGCTTGAGCTCTAGGCCCTGGCGTTGTATGTCGAGGCCTTGGCGGCGCAGGTCTAGCCCCTGAGCTTGTAGGGCTTGGTTACCCTGAGCGATCTGGGCTTGGAGAGCCATCTGCTGTTGCTTAAGGCTCTCCTGTAGGCCCCGGTCCAGACCCCGATCCTCCAGCCGCATAGTGAGCTGCTTAAGGTCGTGCTGACGTTGGGCCTGCTCGCTCTCCAGCTTAGCCTTAGCAGCAAGCTGGGCCTGCTCGTTACGGAAGGTCTGAGTGTCCTCGCGGGACATGTCGGCCATCGCCCCCGTTTGGTACATCTGGGCGGCCTTCTCATTCCCCGGAATTTGCATGCCGGCTAGGGAGTGCTTGAGTATCTGCCCGCCCGTAACCGGCTGAGCCGCTTGGCCGGGGGTCCCCGGGATCAGTTGCTCGCGGCCCCCTAGACCTTGTATTTGATCGGCGGTACCCGGGACAGCGGCGGTGGCTTGAGGGGCCCCTCCCGCCCACTGACTCGTAGCCTCCGCAATCTTACCCTTGGAGGCCGCTTCAGAGGCGTCCGCCTGACTTCCCATATAGGCCCCGCCAACGGTAGAAGCCAGCTTAGCCAGCTGCTGAGACCACGCGGGGGCGACGTAGTGGCCGCTAACCATTTCCCCTCCGCCCACGTCAGCCTCGCCTTGCTTACGCAAAGCATCGGCTATCTGACGTTGACGCTTGGCCTTGTTCTGACCGTAGGGGTCAGTGGGGTCTACGAGGGCTGTAGGGTCGGCCATATCACCACCTTGTTTCGTCGTTGATGTCCCGCCGCCACTCGTCTAGGGCCTCCGCCACTTCCTTGTACTTCTCCGGGGGCAGGTTACGAATGCGAGCGATGTTCTCGTGTAGGTAGGCGGTACAATCCCAGCAGTCTCGGGATGTTTGCTCCTTCCCGTAGTAGGGGGGCACTAGGTCCTTACACCGCGAGTTGACGAACTCCATCACCCGCTCCCGGGACCAGTCCTGAATGGGAAACCTATAGGTGATCCCGTTCTCTACGTAACCGTCATTGATCGGGCCCTTGAGGGCGTCCTCCCCCCGCTGGCCACGGTAGACGGTGGTAGCCCCTAGTTGGCGAGTAGCGACCTCCATGGGGTACCACAGGGACCGATTGCAACACTCGAAATAGGGCTGGTACTTGATGGGGTTCAAGCCGAAGATATGGCCGATAGTCGTGAACTTTACGGGGACCACATCTACAGGCCGACCGTACATTTCTAAGTGGCGATCCCGGTAGCATTCCTTGAAGATCAGGTGAGGGTGGTACGCTGCGACCTTCTTGAGGTACGCCTCCCGCTCGGGGTAGGCCCCATCGGTGGAGGCAGTAAGCACTACTAGACCCGGCGTGTTCTTGAGAAGCTCAAGACAAGCCAGTGAGTCCACGCCGCCGGAGAATTGTAGGACTTCCATCAGAAGGCTACCGCCGCTGCGCCCGCTAGGCCGACGATCCCCGAGGTTACGCCCGCCTTACCGGCGTTGGCCGCGTTAGTCGCCCCCACCTGAGCCCCGTACATGTCCTTGGCCGCGCCGGTATAGTCCGTGCCCTTCGCTCCGGTGGCGCTGGCGAAGTTGCCGAACTGGGGATTGCTATATGATTGCATCTGCATCAGTTGCTGAAGCTCGTTCAGGGGCTGCTGACGCATAGTGATGGCTTCCTGTAGCTGTTGCTCCCGGGTAGCGGCGTCCATACCGATGTCGGTAGCCTGCTCCCCGAATTGCTGACCGCGGAGGGCCAAGGCAAACTTCTCGGCGTCACTCTTCTGACCGAAGTTCTGAGCATTCTGACCTGAAGCCCTAGCGAATTGGTTCCCGTACTCCTGTTGACCGGCTAGGAGGGACTTGAGTTGCGCATCCGTATCCGCTTGATTTTGCCGCAGCATAGCCCGTTGCCACGCAGGGGAGTCCTCAGTAAGCCCCTGGCTGGCGAGCCTTTGAAGCTCGGAGTTAGTAGCCATCTCACGCTGTGGACGAAGGAGTCCATACGTCGCATCTTGTATCTCCTTGGAGTTACCCATGGGATCCATGTTGAATAGGCCCGCCCCAGAGCGTAACCCCTCCGCATCGACTCCCTGGAGCTTCGACATGTCGAAGTCGCCGTACCCGCGCATACCCTCCGTAGTCAGGGGGTTCTTCAGAGCCTCCCCTACCTGACCCGCCGAGCCCTCACGCAGAGCGTTCTGCTCCGCCAGCACCTTTTGGCCGGACTCCCCAAGAGATTGCGTCTGAGTCCACGCCCCGGAGGGGTCCTGCGACCATGTAGAGGTGTTGCCGTATACGTCCGTCTGGTTGGGACGGTTAGCCAAGGTTTCGGCTGCGGCTGCTTCCTTTTGCGAGGCGGCTGTTTTCTCCGCAAGCGCGGTGTAGTCAGGCGCTGGCGGCGGCTTCGACTTCTTGCCCATGGCGTCTCCTGTTTAGGTAACGGCACTCCCTGCGTCGCATAGCCATGATGACTAGCGACCCGTCAGGGTGGGCACCTACTATCTCCGTAATTGTCTTAAAGCCAATATGATGATTGAACCGTATAGCTTGGCTGTTACCCGAAGGCACCAGACCAAGAACCATATTAACCTTACACACGTCAAAAGGATAATGGAACACAGCATGGAGCATTTCCTTGGTGAGCCAATTGCCCTCCCCAGCTGAATGCATCATTATACTGGCGCCGTTGAAATTGTCGTACCCCACCACCCCCATTAGCTTCCCGTTCAGGAAGTTCCCGATACACCGCAGGTTAGGGGTGGGGACAAGTCCGATCCGCTCCTGGAGCCAATGGGACAACATTAGTTGGTTCTCGGTTACTATCATAGCAACCCCTGACCGGGCAGGATAGAGTAGTCCGTTGACACCCACAGGACCTCGCCCTCTGTCTTCATTACCATGAGAAGAGAAGCGGCCACCCCCATACCTTCCGCTTGTATCCATTGCTTCTGTACCGTATCTCCGCCACCCCATAGAGCGACGTTCCACTTACCTATACCCCAAATAGAGGTGCCAGTTATGGGCAAAGGCCCCGGGGCAAGAATATCGCCTTCCTTGAAGTCGTACTTAATGGTGGAGTTGAAAGCGGCGGGGTCGCTCACTACAAAAGTAGGTCTATACATTCCCACTTGCTTCTGAGTGGCGGGCGACCCCATATAACTATATGCCTGTTGGACTACAGTTAGGATACTCACGCCCCCCGTACCGTCTACCTTAACCTTGTCAGAGTTACCCGTCCAAGCTTGGTACACCGTACCGTCGTGGCCCCCGAACATAGGGGTGGAGCCGAACATACTCCAACAAGATGCATCCATACCGGTGAACTGAGTCCAAGCCCCCGTGATTTGGTTTGCCGCTAGCTGTACATTGCCCCCTACCGTGACGGAGGGCACATTCAATATGAATAGGTTGTCCTTAGGGTAATACTTGAGGTCCCAGCCGAACGTCTGGCTGTAGCTAGAGACCAAGTCGGAAATCAAGAATTGAATCTTGTCCGTAGTAATGTTGCGATCTTTCTCGTTGACCTTGGTAGACGTCAGGATCGTACTCATAGAGACTACGCCCTGTTGGGTAAGTATGAACTGATCCCCGCCCGCCTTACAGAAGCCGCGCCGCCCCGCCACTGGAGCCCCTATGTAGTATACGCCTGTGAGCTTCCAAGCCTGATCATCCTCAGGATCGGTACCCTCGTACACCGCAGCCTCGCCCCGGGAGGACACCGCTATGAGGTGGTCCGTTGCGCCCGATCCGTCGTCTAGTGTCCAGGTGGAGAGGAACTGGAGAAAACCCCCGCGTGAAAACAACGGACCAAAATCGTACTTCTTGAATGTACCGTAGATCGCGTTGGTAGGTAAGAACCAGCCGTTGGCCGTGTTCTTCTCTACCACCCAAAGCCTATGTTGATGAACGGTAGGGCATACAGCGTTCTTAGGACTGATTCCCGCCCAGGTATTGGCCACAATACCATCACCAAAAGTGATACGAGCGCCCCCAGCAAGGTTATAAAGTATACCGTCATCTATGCCGTTGAGAGCTATAAGATGGCTCCCCGCCGAGTTAACCAGGTTAACCCACTCCCAAACCGAACTAGTCAACCCAGTAATGGGGGTAACTATCGCCGTGCCGGGGGAAGTAATGTCATAGACCTTATCAGCCGACCAGGCGAACAACTTCTGGACTCCGGTCGCCGCCGCCCAAGCGGCTATGGTACCTACCTCGGAGGGCATACCTGTAGCCCACTCCCGGTACCCCTTCCTCACGGTACACCCGTAGGGCTGGGGCCACCAGTTCTGCATTATGATTGCGTCGCCCTCCGGCATAGCCACAAGCGAGTCCCTAGCGTTGAGCCCCCCTACGGGGGCCGCAACGCTGGCGGGCTTGTTAGCTGCGGGTAGTGCGGCGGGTAGAAACATACTACCTACTGAACACGTTCCAAGAACCGTCAGGTACTGACCACGGTCCTAGATACTCGCTGGTGGGGCGCGGGGACAGGGAGAGAATCTTGGCCCCGGTATCCTTCCCGGTGAGGGAATTGAACACTCGGATGAAGTCTCCCTGTGGCCCCGCAGTCGGAAAGCCCTTGAGCTCATAAAACTTGAGCTTCACGAACTTGATCATCAACCAAGGATTGAAGCGAATAATGTCACCGTCTTGGGTAACCATATCGGTGAACCCCTGACCCGATTGAACCCATTTCTTGGTGACGTACTCCATGGCCATGGTTAGGCTGGGAGTCCCAGGTACCGGCCATAGCTTAAATTTGCCGTCAGCTACCCGGAACCGCATACGGGGTAGGGCAGCGACCTTGGAGCCCTTCAACCAAGCCCACTCCTGGGGCGACTTGGGTCCTAAGAGGGGCCACCGATCCGAGCGGTCCCATTGAGTCTGATCGTGAAAGTAGGCCCAGTCATCCGGTAGGGAGTAATCCTCTTGACCCTCTACCGTATTCCAGACCCATTCCTTAGAGAATTGAGTCCAGGGGTAGAACATGACCAATTCATTCCCCGACGAGTTCAGCAGGGAGAGTAACTGAACCGATTGTAAGTCCTCTATACCCACAATCGTGGCGGGCCGGGGCAGTCCAAGCTCGCCGGCCAGTTGCTTTAGAGTATCTACAGCGGTCCAGTATTCAGCCATGGGTTACCCCTTGCCAGGTGTCTTCTGAGCGGCCTTCTCGGCTTGGTCTTGCTTCCGAGCGGCTTGCATCGCGTTAACCATCTCACGGAGCTCACCGATCTCCTCATCACGCTTCTTGAGCTCCTCTTGCATCTTGAGCATGGGAGCTTCGGCCTTGGAGGCCTCCAGATAGGCAGCGGCACGCTGCTTGATAGCGTGGTGGCCCATGAACTTCTGGGAGATTGCGTCGGACATACCGACCAGCTGCTCAACGGTGTGGCATCCGACCGCGTTGAACTCGGCAATCTGGCCGACGCCGAGCCAAGGTAATTGGTTCAGCGGGGTACCGCTCATCTCTTGGGAGCGGCCAGCCTTATACCGAGCCCACTGTACGGGGAACCGTTGCTGGTAGTGCTCGTTGGCGTCCCCCACGAAGCTGTCACGGGAGCCGGGGGTGATGATCTTGATCAGGTCAATCTCGTCGAAGATGGGACGACCTGCTTCGATTGACTTGGCTTCGTTCTTGACTACATCCTTGTAGAAAATGACAAGCAGCTTCTTGTCCGCTTCGGACTGCTGGTTGTCTTCAAAATTCATTGCGAAGTCGAGGGTATCGGTGGACATTTCTGTTCCTGGGTTAAATGCCGATGGTTGGCACGTATTCAAAGATGAACCGGACATTAGCCAGTTCGACGTTATCGGCGCCACCCGTAACCTTGATGGCGCGAATATCATAAACGTGATCCAGCGCATCCTCAGCCGATGAGGAAATACTGAAGGCTACCTGGACCACATTACCTAAACCTTGTCCGCTAACCGTTCCGCCGCCGGGAATGTCCACCCCGTCACGGAACAGAGAGAACACCACCTCGTCGCCCGTAGGGGCCGACACGTCCGCGTAGAACGACACCCGATTCACCGTCGAGGGGAGCCCACGAGCCAGTCTCGTAACCGTACCAGATGCAGGTACACAAGTATAAGTGTCCGTTTCAGCCAGGAGCGTATCATAGGTGACCACCTGTGGGGTAATACCGAGGGCCACCAGAGTCAGTGAGTCTACTGACATAATGCCGTAGCCGGGGGCGAACGTGTCTATGACGTCCTTGAACATATCCCTGACCTCTACCGGGGTAATCAACCCGGTAGTATTGTCGGGAAACTTGGTGCCGACTTCTGCTCTGAGGTCTATGATGGTACGGTAGGGCATATAGACCTCAATCAAAGGCTGCGGAAAGGGCGCTGCTGAAGGCCCGCGTATCCGGGGGCGGGGTACCGCCCAGAGTAATACAAATCTGGCCGTTCGCGTCCATAGGGAGGCCGTACAGCCAAAACATAGGAACACCCCCGGTGGAGGCTCTTACACGCCCCGTAGGGCTCACAAACCCCGGCTCGGGGTTCACTGCTTGTTCGTAGGTGACTCGGCCCTCGGGTCCATACCCTAGACCGTTCACGAAATACACACCATCTACGTCAACGACGCAAAGCAGCCCGTCCTTGGTGGGGGTACCCCCGTTGAACTCCGTGGGCTCGTCTAAGGTACACCTCAGACGGCCCTCGGAATCCGTTAGGATGAGCTGATGGTTCAGCATGTTACAGCTGGAACGTCCAGAAGAACGAGCCTACCGGAATGACCGACGCTGCCGGCAGAAACGTCTTGTAGAGCCCCGTACCGGACGCAGCTACGGCGGTGCCTCCGGTGACGGTCACTCGGCCGTCCGCAGGAACCGTGATAGCGGCTGCGCCAGAGGTAGTCCACTGAGCGTTCTTGCCGGCGGCGGCACCCGAATCCGAGGGGGCCAAAAACCCTGGGTCCTCACCGAGCCAATTGTAGTTCCAGACCGTGGTGCCTTGGACGCCGGAGTAGGGTCCAAGTGATCCAGGACCTGGAGCATCCGTGTCCTGGACGTAGGTGCCGATCTGCGGAATCTTGTCGGTAGCGGGTGTGGCACTACCGATTTGGGCCGCTGCGTTACCTTGGCTCATCATAGCTCCTTTGCGTCGGCGTCCTCGACCAAGTCGAGAGTAGCCTTGATTTCAGGCAGGTCGCCAAGTGGGGGAGGAGGAGGGTCTCCCACTTGTTCCCCGAGGGCCTTGAAGAACTCCGCTTGCTGTAGGGGCCCGAAGGCCCCGTGGTCAAACAGGTACTTCGCGTCCCACACGAGTTTGGATACCACTTCGGGATCCATGAGAGGGGTCGCCTCGACCCCCTTGTTCTTACTTGGGCTCATTTGCCTTCTCCTTCGCAGGCTTGGCCTCGGGATGCGCTCCATCCAGGAAGCGATCCAAGACAGCGAAGAAGTCACCCAGGACGATAAGCCCTGCGCGATACTTCTGGCGCAAGTCCCAAAGGGACTCGGGGGTTGCGGGCACGACCCTTACCACGGTCGTCGTTTGATGCACTACGGTGGTCATGGCGTGCTCCTCAGGTGTTGTCCATCCGGCCTTGGAACTGGAGTCCCGAGGCGGTCAGGTTGCCGGCCCAAGCCAGAATCTGCACGGCTGCGTCCTGGTTCACGCTGTAGCGCTGACCGGGGCTCAGTGGCACCATGTTCCGCGAAGCGTGCGGACGGTAGTGAATGTACTTCGTATTCAGGAAGTACGCAGAGGTTGCGGGCACGGCAGTCGGGGCCGGACCAGCTGCGCCGGTCGAGGTCCAGTTGATCTGCATACCGCCGTCGAGGACCACATCGGCGTCCATGTACTTGACGCTGACGAAGCCCAGTTTGGCTGTCTCGGTGCCCGAGAAGCGCTGGATGGCCTGGAGGGACGCCATGTAGAAGGACCACATGTTGTTGTCGACCAGGATCAGGTCGGGACGGTCGTTGCCGCGGACCAGGCTGGACCACATACGGTTGAAGTACGTCTGGACGTTGGCCGCCGAGGCAACTGCGCCACCGGTGGTCAGCATACGGAAGTACTGATTGCGCCAGAACAGCCAGGTGTTCCGGTCAATCCCGCCGACCGTGTTGGTCGGGGTCGTGGAGACCTGCTTGAGCAGACCGTCGATCTGCTTGCCGCCAGCTGCGGAGCCGTCCGAGTACAGACCAGAGGCGATCAGGTTGGCCATCGAGGACTCGGCCACGTCCATCCGGGCGTCGAGCATGTCGATGATCTGTTCCTTGCCGGCGTTCTGGAGTTGCTCCAGGCCGCTGATCGTCACGGGGCACGCCGCCTGCTTGATCGTGTACTCGGCGGCACTCAGCACGTCCTGCGCAGCGATGGGCAGGGTTTCGTATCCGCTGTACCAACCGGCGTTGCCGTTCGATGCGAAGCTGAGCTCCTGCATGATCGTGTTACCGCCTGAGAACGTCTTGATGTTGCCGCGTTGCTTGAGTTTCGTCAGCAAGGCATTGTTGGACGTCACGTTGTCCGCGATTTGGCCAGTGCGGCTCTGGATGGTAGTGGCGATAACGTCGCTTATCGCACTGTTCGGGAAAGCCATTGCAAGCTCCTAGAAAGAATTGAAGCCGATTCAGGCGGCGGCTCGGGGGGAGCCACTACCCTTGACGGCCCCGGTGGTTGATAGACCTGAGGCTCGATCTGCTCCAATGGCTCTCGACGTAACGGGAAGTGAACCGCTCCGAGGATGCGACGAGTGAAGTTTGTTAACATCTCATCTTCCACTTAACGAGTCAAACGCTGCGGCGATAGTTGAACGACGATCGGTTGCTTCCGAGGCCCCACTAGGAACTCCACCAGGAGCGCCCCCCACCGATACCGAAGCACCGAGAGCCCGCTGAGCTTTGGCGTTGGCCGCCTGTGCTGCTGCTCTCTTTGCGTCGGCCTGCCGTTGGGCGGCTACCTGTGCACTTACCTCTGGGTTCATTGCAATAGCGCGATTATAGGCGTCGTCCAGCGAAAGGTAAAGCCCCCGTTTCGCAGCCAGGTCTACAATATCGGCCATATCCAGCCGAACCGTCTCAAAGTGGGGATACTTCGGGTCCGTCGCCATGTTCTCGATGGACTCGTTAACCTCTTGCTCCGACTTCCGCTCATATTGCTGCTCTCGCTGCTGTTGAGCCTGGATGTACTGCTGGAAGGGGGCCAACCGTTGTTGGAGTAGCTGCTCCACCCGCGAATCGACAGGGTCAGCCGCGCCCTTGCCGGCGAGAGCCGAGTCAAGCTCCAAGATGTCTACCCCGTAGTCGTTGATCAGCTTCGCCATGTACTGGGCTCGCTGCGCCTTCGGGGAGGTAGACAGCAGGTAGTCGGCCTTCAACAGTTCGTGTACCGCCCCGAGGGGGTCTACCCCCATAGCTTGTATGCGAGCCTTGTAGGGGCCGACGACTTCGTTGAATTGGTTAGCCAGCTGACGAGCGTTGGCTGTCTCCCCGAGGACTCGGGTGGTCTCCCGCTCCCGCTTCATGATCTCTTGCTGAATGTCGGGGTCGATCTTTGACCACTTTTCTCGAGAGGGTGCGCGCCAAGACTGCGGGGCCTTGTCTACCGGGAACGTAGCACCTTCTGGAGGGGGCGCGGGGGTGATTTCAGGTTTAGCCTTAGCCGCAGGAGCCGCCTGAAAGGGCAGCTCTTTCTGCTCAGGCTCCGTCGGCGGGGCAGTAGGGGTGGTCTCAGCTGGGGGAGCAGGAGCGTCTACCCGGGGGGCCTCGCCAGCCTCCGGGGGAGCCTGTTCTTGTTCTTCAAATGCAGCCTCGATAGCTGCGCGGCGGTCGATTACGTCACCCATGGGTCACCTGTAGTGTTTGTTGACTTGGTTGATAATAAGACGCTTACGGTGGTCCGCGTCTGCTCGCTTTTGCTCAGGGGAGCGAGTATCCCCTGTGCCTGGGAGTGGGGGAAGTCCTTTGAGGTCGGAGGTAGGCACGACGTTGTGTCGAGCGCAATGGTCGCGCAGTCCGGCACGCCCGGAGTAAGTCTTGCCGTCAATGGGGCTAACGAAGTCAGGTAGGTCGGGCAGAATAGTGACCCCACCTCTAAGCCGCTCTGGTTGCTCACCTTTACGATACGGGGGGCCGTCATCGGGGTAGACCCAGGTTTCTCGCGTCATTTCTTACCTCCAGTTGGCTTCGGCTTCGCCTTGGCCTGTTCCTTCATTGCTTGGGCTTTGATCTTCCCAGTCTCTTTAGTCTGGTCCATAGCCAGCTTATGATCCTCTTGAGCCTGCTCTGATTCCATTGCATGGGATTCCTCCTGTTGCTCCAAGCTCATAGCGTGCTCCTGAGCCTGGGTATCGAGAGACATCTGGCTCTCCATCAGTTGGGTCTTTTGGTTTTGGGCGGCCTCAGCAGCCTTGAAGTCGAGGTTCATATTAGCCTCGCGCTCCTTGAGCTCCAGTTCCTTGACCTTGTACTGAAGCTCCATTTCCTTCATACGCATCTCCATCTGGTTCATGCGTTCTTGCATCGCCATGTCTTGCTGCTTGGATTGCTGATCCAACTGAGACTTCTTCTCATCGGCCGCCATCTTGGCCTCTGTCTTCTGCTTCTCCAGTTGCATCTTCTGCTCTTCTGGATTGGGCGGCGGCTCGGGCGGGGGCTGCTTGCTGATCGCGTCAAGCTCTTTGTCGAGCATACCCTCGATCTCAGACGCATTACGGAAGCCTGCGACGGCCCACTTCAGCATCCCTACCAGGAATGAGGCCGAGCCGGGTACCGCTTGGAACATGGCCGAGGCCTTCTCCAGGTAGCCCGAAACAGCGGTGAGGAACTCGATCCGGTCAGCCTTCTCCATAGCGTAGTCGGCCTGGGCGATAGAGTCCGCCGTCACCTGGATACGCCACTCAAAGCCGGAGTCGGAATGTAGAAGGGCCAGGGCGGGCTCGATCAGCTTGACGTTGTCGGCCCCGGTAGCAACGATGTTACTGTTCTTGAGCAGGAACTCGTCATCGAAATGCTTTACCTGGATCTCAGCCTTAAGCCGTAGAAGGTCACCGGCGAATCGGGCGACTTCATCCTGTCGCTTCTTGATGGCGATGGAGGCGAACTTGCTCTTGATTTCCTGCGCCCCGAGCGTTTCACTGGCTTTGGAAGCGCCTCGTACAATGTCGCTGATCCCTGTGAGCTCATAGATTTGCGCCTTGATGAGGTCCCGGTTGGTAATAAGTTGGGTCAGAGCGTCGACCACAACATCTAGGGGGAGCCAATCCACCTGCCCCTTCAGGCCCCCCTTCTCCGCGAACATCGCCCAGTTATCCACCGGGATCAGTTGGTTGTCGAAGCCCTCCGTCAGCATCCGGGAGATACCGGAGGCCGACTGGTCATAGACACCGACGACCTTACAGGCCTGGAGTAACATTGAGACCCGGTTATTGATCGTGTCCAGTTCTTGATACTGGTCCTGGATCATGTAGTAGTCGGGGCGGGGAACAGTGTTGCTAGTAGTGATGTTAGCGAACATCGGACGCGGGCAGGGCTCAAACCCGACCAACTTCAGGGGGTCCGCCTTAGTGTCTAGAATCTCCTTGTAGCCTTTGGAGAACCAGATGACCTCTCGCCTCTCCCGGTCCCATATCTCGTACACCACGGCCTGCTTGATAGCCATGTGCTTCGGCGTTGTCCCCGGTGTGCTACCGTGATTGGGAGGGAGGGTGGGATTAAAGTCCAGGCTAACCTGCTTGCCTATCTTCTCCCCGAAGCGTTTGATCAGGGCGTCCCTCGACATGTAGGCCTTACGCCCGACCCAGCGCCGCTCCTCCCAGGTGCGGCAGGGGGACCAGATGAAGTCCTGCCAATACACGTAGTCTATACAGACGCGCTGGTCAGTAATCTTCTTGAGCGGCTCGGGCGGCTTGTCCGTCGCGTCCCCCGGGTGGAAGGTATCCCCCATCGCCTCCTGATATGGTACGTCCTCGGTGTCCGTTTCGAGCCGTAGCCAAGCAGCCGCGAGACCAGGTATGAGCCGGTCTTGAACGCAGGATCGCATCGTAGAATCGAAAGCATCACGCGGGTCATCGAGGTCCTGCGTGATGCTGCGCTGGATAATCGTACCGGCCACCCGGGCAACGTCATCGTCGTAGTCCTTGAAACGCCGTGAGACGCTAGGCTTGGGGAGCTGAGCGTAGAGGGCCGACTCCATGATGTTGGTGTTAGCGTAGTAAATGTTGAACCACTTGTTAGAAGAGTCCAGCATGTCCCGCTCGTCCAGGAACCGGCGGTTGACCTTGCGCCCCCGGTTATGGAAGTCCTTCAGCTCCAACTCAGCCTGCTTGATCTCCTCCTCCCACCGTTGGTAAGGGGTGAGCTTGCTGTCCTTGAGGGACTCGATACTGGCGCTGTTGTCGCTCATTGGATTCTCCTATGACCGCCGCGTTGGCGGTCCTCCCTGTCCTTGAATAGGGACTGGAGGTTGTAAGTGGAAGGTAGGGCGACCTGGGCGCGTTTGAGCCTGCGCTGGATCATTTCAGGGGAGGCATCGGCAGTTAGCAGCGTGCCGAACTTCGGGGCGCACACTACCCCCATGTAGCCGAACGCGTCAGCGTAATCTGAGCACCAGTCGTGTAGCGGCTGGTCCTTAAACATGAGGTGATCATCGTCCCACTCGCGCCGGTAGCCCTTGAGAGCCTCCAGCAGGTCCTCGCCCCCGGTCGTGCCGTCGATGTGGATGCGGGAGAACATAGAGCGCGTGGCCGCGATCCGGTCCCTGACCTTGTGATTGGGGACGACGGAGGGGCGGATGTCGTTGTGGAGAAACTGCTCCACTACGCTGCGACCTGTTTGAAGGTTTTTGGCCTTGGCGTCATGGGGGAGCCACACAGACCCTAACTCTGCCTGCCCTTGAAACTGTACGATGGCATCGATGTGGTGGAAGATGTCTTTTCCGTTGGTGGCTTCGACGTTGACGACTCTGACGGTGCCGTCGGAGTGCTCTTGCCAGTAGATCGCCACGGTCGCGTCCGTGAAGCCCAAGTCAAATACCACATGAGTTGGGAGGTTTGGATCGTATAGTGGGGAGTCGTGGTACCGTCCTTCAAGGAACAGCTGATTGACTTCTTCTGCATATATGGCTCCCTTCAGGGCAGCGTCGAAGGAACACAGGTACTCCTGGGCAAACTCCTCCGGGTCCATGTGCTTACGGAGGTCGTCAAGCTCCTGTAGGGGGATCAGTCCAGAGGAGTCAGCACGGAGGGTCAGGAGGAAGTTGTCTAGGGGGGACTTGAGGGCCTCTTTGACCTTGTCGTGGAAAAGGTTCTTGCCTCGTGGGGTAGAGGCAAAGACGCCCCACCCAACTCTATCGGACAGAGCGGGACGGATGACCTGGGAAAATACCGATGGCTTCCACAGCGCGTACTCGTCACCGACAAACCCGTCGAGGTACATGCCTCGCAATGAATCAGCGTTGTCTGCGCCCAGGCAATAGATGGTGGAGGCGGGGTGAAGTTTGATCTTGAGCTCGGACTCGCTAGGGGGAGCACTCCAGTACGGCTCGGAGTATTGCTTGAGGTAGTTCCACGCGATCCGCTTTGATTGTGTGAACGTGGGGCCGACATAGGCATATTGAGGATTGGGGAGGGGTAACGGTGTCCGGGCGGCGATTATGATGTCGTTAACTAGCGCCACAGTCTTACCCGCACGCCGGTGCGTGACGAGCGTGGCCCATCGTTGCTCCCTGTTGTGGAACGGCAGAAATGCCGGACGCGGGGCATACTCAGTCCGAGCCATCTTTGACCTTGATGTCCTCGGCGTACTGGGCCGACTCTTGGTATGCTAGCCTGCGAGCGGACAGCCACTCTGGCCAGACGGTGTTGGTGTGTTGCGGCGAGGGGAGCACGGGGGCGATGGTGGGGCCGATCATGCGGGCGTAAAGGTTGAAGAACTTGGAGGGGTTCTTGTCGGCCCAGAGTGCGAGGCGGGGCATACCGCCGATGGCCTCAAACGCTAACTGAAATGCCTCGGCTGACTTGGTCTGAAGCGCCTCGGGGAGGAACACATGATGCAGCCCCCGCGTGACTAGGTCCTTCATCTCAGGGCTGATTGAGGGGTCCGACTCCAGGGCAGTCACAAGCTCCATCAGGTTCTGTTGCTGCTGGGATACGGTTGGCATGATACGGCGATTATAGCTGGCTAGTTTGGAGAAGTAAAGCCCCAGACCGACAGGCTACTCTGAACCCAGATTTTTATGTGCCCCCTACCGAGCCTTTGAAGCCCAATTTTTATGTGCCGGTTACTTTACCTCACAGCATCCACTCCCCCACCCCCCACCCGCCTCTTTGTGATTCATTGCGCAGAGCATGGATCGCAGTGTGGCGCAAAATGTTTCCCATATTAAGGGCCCAAGCAATACAGCATGGCCACGTAGGCAGCCATATAGCCACCATGTTGGCGATACAGCCATATAGCCCCTAGGTGGGGCCAAGGCCTCCCAATGGGGGAGGGTGTGGGTCCGGCGCCAGGGGCCATAGGGGTGGGCTGATAGTCATAGGCTATCGGGGCGATAGCTTGATAGGGGGCCAGGCTATTGGGGCCCAGGGGCCAATAGGGAGCAGGGGCCAATAGGG